AGCCATGCGTACCTTTTCTTTTAAGGATACTAGGTCATCTGTGGCTCTACACACTACCTCTGTAAGATTACAGAACTGATAAGGTCTAAGTATAATCTCGCTACAAGGATTACAACCAAAGTAATGGTCAGCATCTCGCCTACCATTCTCAAGTGCTTTAACCTTGGCGGCTTGTCTATTAAATATACCACGTTCTCCTGACTTGGATTCATACAAAGATGTCCATTCTCTCATAAATGTACCCATCTCAGGCTTACCTTTAAATGCTACAGAGTTATTAGCTAATGCTCTCTGTCCTTCATTCTCCCACCATTGACCTGACTTAGCATGTCTCATTTGGTCATCACCTAAGTTGGATAGTGATATAAGAGCAGACCTACGTACACCACCTACAACTACAACTTCTCCAATCTTGCACATCAAGTCGTGACACTCAATAGGAAATAGTCTTCTACCTTTAGCACCCTTGAACTTCTGTATGCAGAACTGAAACAACTCAACTAATGGTGCAGGTCCTGATGCCCTACCACCAAATGTCTTTAGTCTTGCTCCTGCTGGTCTAACCTGTGATACATCCCAAGTAGGCACTTGTCCTACATATAACATAGCAATAAGTTCTCTTAGTGCTTTTGCCCATCCGGGTCTGCTGTCACCAACAGTAATGATAGTAGTGCTGTCTTCAAAGTGCTCATTAACTATGGGTAGCTTGTCTACATTCTCTCTTTCAACAGAGAAACCTACACCTGTGCCACACATAAGTATGTACATACATTCATCGAATGAACGTGGACTATCTACAGGTATGTAGCTACAATTATAACCACCCACATGGCAACGGTCTAAGGCAGGTCCTGCTGTCATTAAGGCTCTCATGCTAGGCATCACACCTAAAGACATTATTTGGTTTGTAAGCTTCTCTTTTAAAGCTTTACTGACTGTGTAATTATAGTTCTTAACTAAATGATTATCCATATAGTCAAAGTATCTATCAACAGTCTCACCCCAATTCTCTCTACGTTGTTCGTCATCCTTCCACCGTGCATAGCGAGAGAGTGCTATAAAGTTTTGGTAGTCGGTAGGTAAATAGTTCTGTATCATTTATGTCTCCTCACTAACTAGTTTCATATTCTTAATCTTAACACCTTCTATTTCATGGAAGGCTTCTCTTACATATTCTTCAATCTCCTCGCTGACCATGCCATCGGCAGGTACAGCATACTCATCAGGGTCTACAGAGACTGTCATCATTATCTTAACTCTTATCATCGTAGACCTCAATGAGTTTATTAAGATACCATTGTGCTTTCTTTAAGTCTTCTACACCATTTTTATATCTGAATCTCCATAAGTATTTAACTATATTCCCTTGTAAATAATAATCAAACCCATCAACTAACATAGCTTCTAAGGCATCAATGGTTTCAATACCTGCTTTGTTATAGTGTATAGGACTATTAACCATATCTTGTTTTGCCATATCTTTCTCCTTTTCTGCTCTGTAATTCATGTATTCTAAATGTCTCATGTCTTTTATATACTCTTCTTGTGCCATTGTCAATGCTTAGTCTCTGCTTTTCCAAAAGAAATATGTATTACATTATCATCTATCTCAGTGACTGTACTTTCTTTAGTCTTATCAGGTATGTCAAACACATCTTCTATAGGCAGGTGCTTATTAGCTTCTTCCTCTACGGCATCTCTGAAGATTTTATTCTGCTCCATCAAAGGAACAGTAGCACATATCTGCCTAGTAAAGTTTAACATAGCTTCAAAGTCTTCATCGTTTAATGGATTCTTTTTGCCTACCATTATACTAAGTGATACATCACCTGTCCAACCCTTGCTATCTACGTGGGGTTTTATTTGTATAACAAAATCTTCTTCTTCTAAGTATCTATCATTAATCATTTTAATCTCCTTACCTTTTTACCTGTGAATTTAATTATCTTTGGGTGTTTGTTCTTACCTTTTTCTTTTAACCAATCTTCAGGAATTACTCTGTCATAATATCTGAATCCATACTTATCACACCATTGACCATATGTAGACTTAGCACCTTTACTTAACTTACGTCTGCTATTTTCAAAGACAAATCTGATATCTAATCTTGGATGTTGTTTCTTAATAGCTAGATGTTTACGTCTATCTATAGCAAGAAACCTTCCCTTTGTCTCAATGATAATCCCATTATTTAATATGAAGTCAGGGGTATAGGTTCGGTAGGCTAGGTCTTCCCATTCAATCTTAATACATTCGTAACCATATTTATGTTTACGTTCTGTAAGATAAACAGATACCTTATGCTCTAACCCACTCCTATACCCATGCTTTAAGGCTGCACGATATGCCTTATGAGGAGTCACTTAGAAGTTTCGCCACGTGATTCCTGTAAAAGGACTATAAGAAGTCTGATAACCTAAGTTCTTTAACTCTTCCTTTACAGCTTCATCAGCTACCTTTCTAGCTTCCATAGCATCACGCAAACCTGCTGTACGCATCTCACGATACTGCTTCTTTGCTTCTACTAGTTGCTTCTCCATTTCTTCAATGTCAGATTTTAATTCATCTAATGATTTACTCATGCTATTTTCTCCTTTCCTAGCTTAATATACTGAACCATCTTAGGTTCTTTGGCTAATGACTTCTGTGCAGGTAACTCTTGCAGAGTATCCCAACAACTATATCTGAAGTCACAAAAGGTGCAGTTCTTATTAAGAACGAGATTACCTGTAGCTTTACCTCTAAAGGTTTCTGCTTCAGGCTCAAAGCACCTAACTAAGTCTTTAGCATTGGCTTGCTTTATGGTCTTCTCGATGTTACCTAAGACTTGAGTTGTATCTGCACTTCCTGCTGACACGTATTTGAACTGTCCATTAGACTTGTTCACTACCCACCAACCACCTATGTTTTTACCACTCGCTTTCGCATACCCAACGAGTTGACCTACGTAACCAAAGCTATCTCCATTAGCTACAGATTCAAATGAAGCAAACTTATTCTTGTATGACCAATCAGATGCAGACTTTATGTCATCCACACAATCGTCAAGTACAAGGTCATAAGTTCCTTTTACGTTGACACCATTCTTTAGTTCCAACGTAACCTCTTCACTATCTTGATATTCAATCTTAGCTTCCTTCAATAAACCTTTGAAGATAGCTTCGACTATATCACCAATCATCATTGTCATCAAGAAACTATTACCTTTTGGTAATGCTTTCTCAGGGTGGTTCTTATCAAACCAAAGCTGACAAGAAGGCTTACCTATGTTAGACATACGTAATTTAAAATCCTTCCTATCATTCTTTGTTCCGAACTGACGAACCATAGCTTCCTTTATATCGGATGCTACACCTTCAATAGTCTCTATTGACATCTGCTTCTTAGATGCAAGTATATCTTCTAGCAACTTATGTATCGCCAATTCAGCACGGTGATTCATTAGTTAGCATCCACTTCGATAAAGTCTTCAACTATATCTTTCATGTCTGCATCTGCATTACCACCTACGTTGGCATCCCACTCACTAACTATATACTGATTATAGTTTTGTATCCATGACATGAAGTCACCAAAGATAACTTGGTCTTCATCAGACAGGTCAATCTTATTGGCTACATCTAGTGTAGATACAGGTAAGTAGAAGACATTGCCATTAGGTAACTTACGTTCTTCAGTTTCTAAGGCTATAGTATGCTGAACAGGAAGTCTCTTCAACTGTGCCAACTTAGTAAAAGGCTGACCTACAGTCTTGAAAGCATCTCTATTATCTATCTCCCATATGAATGGTGTAGTTTTAAAAGATATCTTTTCACCCTTATCATTGCATGGGTCAAGTAAATCAACCATGCCAAAGATAACACGCACTCTTTTAATCTGCTTGATTAAGTCTTGAGTCTTCTCAGGTAATGCCTTGAAGTCTTGAATATAACCTGCTGGTTTACCACAGTTAAAACCACCTTGATTATCTTTTAAATCTAGGTTAAGTGAATCTGCCATAACAGTTTTATGATAGATGCCCATAGGCTCACCCATCTTTGCGTTCATATTCTTAACGAACCTCTTATACATATACCTTTGCATGAAAGGTCTTATCTTGGCAGTCTTACTGTAGTAAGTATCGCCATCAGGTATCTCAAGCTTATATGTACCACCTTCAACTACCTCTACGTTTACATTCTTACCATTCATCTTGGTCTCACCCATGATTGCTGAATGGTTTATTCTGAAACGTGGTAGCTGTTGAGTCTTCTTAGTATCTGAAGACTTAGTGCCTTCACCTGCTATACCCATTGCTTTAGCCAT